CGATCCAGGCACCGCCCGGTATCCTCCCGGTAGTGCGCCTACGGCTTGAAGAGCCTTCTCAAAGCGCTTCACGCGCCGGCTTCCCCCGTTGATCTGAGATGCCAGGTACTTGCTCGCTGCGATTCCCTTGCCCGCAAAATCCTTGATGCCAACCGTTGCTGTAAGCGAAGCGCTGGTGGCGGGCTTGACGTAGAGACTATTCAGCGTGTTCGGTGTTGGGCGATCGAACACGTCGCGCATTTCGCGGCGCTCGGCCTCCTCGACGTTCTTTGCCGTCTTGGTCAGTGCGCTTGCGACGGCGAAACGGATCTGCTTCGCCTTCCCAGCCATGTTGGACTTGAGCGCCTCCAGGCCGACAATCTTTACAGAGATCTTCATCGGCCTACCTTTCCCGGCCGAATCATGAGCGCGCTGCCACTAACGCTAAACCCTGGGGCATGCTGCGGCGTGCCGATGGTATGACCATTCTCCGAGGCGTAAAACGTGGGCAGGCCAGTCAGTGAGGCCTTGATGCTTTGATTGATTTCGGATGCGCCAAAGACGGCCCGAAAGGCATCAACAAAGGCGGTCGATACCGGCATCTGATCGCGCATCGAGAGCGCCTTCACTGTGGCCCCACTATTTTTAAGGTGGTGCCACAGGTAGGACACGGCAAACCGTTGGCGTTGCTTGATGTGTCCCACCGTCCTACCTCTACCCTCAGGTGTGTGCGTGTGTATACGCGCACCCGCGAGCGCGCAAAGCAGGTGGGACGGGGGGACACATCCAGTCTTTGCAGTGCTTCCGTGCGTCCTACCTGTGGCACCACCAAAGCCCCATCCGGACACGATTCGAGGCGATTTTGACTGCGCGCAGGGTCAAATGGGCAGGTCATCGTCACTCTCCATCGAGTTTTGGCTGGCGCATGGCACAGCATTTGCTACGTCCTTCGGAACAAATCCCCAAATCCTTGCCGTTCTTGGTCCCACCTTGCGACGAACGAATCCGAGACGCTTCAAAATTGCGGCCACGCGCATCTGTTCGGGTTTGCTCCATCTCGCCTTTTCCAGGCTTAGGGCGCTCCCCAGGATTTGCGCGGTCGTAATGTAGGGCAAGCCATTGTTCTGCTCCCACCACTCGACAATCGGATAGATCCAGGCATCGATCTGCATGCGGTCTTCCGCCTGGCGATCGAACAGGTCGCGCTCAGTCACCGGCGCGCTGAATAGTTTTGAAAGGCTTGGGCTGGCGGCAGGGTCGAGAACGATCTTTTCCCCGGAAACCCACCACGGCACGTCTCGATCGTACAGATGAACCGCTTCGGCCCAGAGCTGATCGCGGTCCGCCTTGATGGCCGCGATATCGATCTTTCCCACAGCGAACGGCCAGACGCGGCGCATACCGGTTTCGTCCTTGCCGTACTCATCCATGTTCGTGGTGCCGACGAAAACACTCTGCCGCGGCACATCCTCGGCCCGCCGTCCGTAGTGCCAGCGCACGCGATCGGTCTGCGTCGACAGGAACTGCTTGAACGCGGTATCGTCGGCCTTGCGATGGCTGTCCATTTCGGCCATCTCGCTGCACCACTTCCCTTGCATATTGGCCAGCGCATCTTTGTCGCCGATCACCAGCTTCGAATCTGAAAACCAATCCGACCCGAATAGCACGCGCAGCGCCGTTGATTTGAACGCGCCCTGCCCGCCTTCGAGCACTGGCATGGTATCGAGCTTGCACCCGGGCTGCATGATGCGTGCCACAGCCCCAACCAGCCATTTAACGGAGAGCAGTTTGAGATAGATCCCGAGTTCGATGCGTTCCGCGTCTTCCAGCGAAGCTGAGCCAGCGGTAGAAATGCCGCCAAGATACTGGCCGGCAAACGATGAAAGCCGTTTCGTTCCATCCCAGGAAAGGGAACGCAGCCACTCACGTACCGGATGGAAGGCGTTTTGATGCGCTGCCGAGAGGACGGCATCCATAACCGTCGTTTTCTTCGGCTCAAAGCCATGCTCCTCGGCGATATAGACCAGCGCCTGGACGTCATCGAGGTCCGACCACTCGCCGATTCGAACCACGCGCGTTGGCGGCGTCTTGCGCTTGACGATGCGATACGCAAACTCATCGAAGGCGATCACATCGCGCCAGGCTGCGTCGTTATCAAAGACGAGCAGCGAATTGAAGAGCGTGGGCAAGATTGTGCCCTTGTCCGTTTTCTTGAACATCGCCTGCCACTGCATCTGCTGGAAAGCCGCCGCCTGCGCCGAGGCGAGCGCGTTGTCCATGGTCTTGTCGTTTGCCATCAAGCCGCCTTCGCGATCAGCACACTGAGCAAGTCGCTGGTGCGCGCCTGGAACACGTCGCGCATCACCGAGGGCGCTTCGTCACCGAACAATTCCGTATAGGCCGCCAAGCGCGCTGCAGCGAATACCGGGCGGCCATAGATCCCCTTGCCCTGCATCAGGCACCACGAACGATTCGTCTGAATCGCACGGGCCAGCCACTGCACCGGGAACGGCCCATCGACCGCCAGCCAGCCGCTGGAGGACGGTTCCATGCGCCAAATACCATCCACATATTCGGCCCACACCGAAGCGGGCTCCGCCTTGGCCAGCTCGTCGGCTACGGTGTTGAAATCTGGGGTCGTCCCGGCGCCGCACAACAACACATCCAGCGCATGGGCGCAGTCGAAACGAACGGCGTTCAGCGGCTGGTCTTCGGGGATGACGATGCGCGCCACTTCCGGCCGGCCGTCAAACCATCTTCCCGCCTGCCAGTCATGAACGGAAACGATCAGCAGGCCGATCCGCTCGCCATTCTGGCGCCGGGCGGATAGCTCGCGAGCATAGGCCGGCGACCTTCGGGTGCTCATAAGACCTCCGCGCACAACACTGAATACTCGACATCCTGAGAAAACACCCCAAGGACACGCGACGACCAGCGTTGGTCAGCAAGCATCGAATGAAAGCGCGGCGAGTCGAACGGAACCAGAGTGAATTTTTCATTGGGCAGGGCCATGACCGCCTGCGGATATTCCCGCGCCCTGAGCCGCCGGTGCAGGCGCTCGATCTTGCGTTCATCCACGGCGCGCCTCGGCCTTCTTGAGGGCGTCGTAGTCGTCGCGGCAGTCGCTATCGCAGAAGCGCGCGCCTGGTGCAACGGAGGCCAGGCAGTAGTAGCACTGGCCGTTCTCTGGGAGGCTTGGCAGCATGCGCGCTGCCGCAGCAATGGCGGAGTCTCGATCCAGTTGCTCACGCTCACTGGCGCGGTCGATGTCATCCACTAGTTAGCCTGCTTATTCTTGCCGTGCGACACCAGCAGCGCCTGCAGCCGTGTCGCCGCGGAGATCATCTCGACGAGTTCCTTCTCCAGCTTGACGACCTCGTTGCGTGTGACCTTCCGATCACGCATGGCCCCATCGACCGTGCGCAAGTAGTCGCCGAACTCGGCGCAAGTGCGCGTCAACGCGCTGCCGATGTCTTCATCATCGATCGATGGGACCGGGATCGCGACATATCCCAGCGCCGTGGCGTGGGCGATGAGCATGTCCGATCGCCCTGTCAGTTGCTCCATGCGCACCATCTCGGCAATGGTCAAGTGGTGCGTCAGAGTGTTGGGGTTGATCTTGCTGTTGAGTACCGCTTCTTTCAGCCCCATGCGCGGCGCCAACGCGGCAACGCCGCCTTGTGCTTCGTGGCCAACCCGATGTGCTGCATCAATAATGTTCATGCGCCCTCCCGGGCAAACGTTGATGATGTTTGAATAACTACCGATACTGCGATCATGCAAAACAGAAAGCCCCTCGAAAAGAAACGCCCCGCCCTGCGGATGCAGAGCGAGGCGCAAAGCGCGCTGGCCTTGGATGACAGCGCGATTACCGAGGGAGGGGCGGTAATAGGGGTGGCGACTCCTGACAATGTAGAATTGCTGATTCTCACGTCATCAACCCTTATCGAAAGGAATCGCCATGGAAAAATTCTCGCATTTCATTTTGTTGCGGCCGGAGTCTGCGCTGGTGCCGATAACGAAGCACCGGGCGTGGCAGATGACAGGGTCGTCGGATCAACAAATTCCGGTACTGGCCTGTCATTCTCTGGAAGTCGACGGCCCGTTTGTGCAAGCGACAGTTCAATGGATAGAAGTTCCATCCGCGCCTTCAACACAAAAACTTGGAATCCCTTTGAGCGAAATTCTTCTGATAATCGATACTCAAGGCACCGGCCAACACACGATCGGATTTCTTCGAGCAGAATGACTGCCGCAGTATTCACGTCGTCCGGTATCCCGATCGCGGTCTCTACCGGTCGCCGCGTGGGCGGCGTGCTGCTCACCAGGAACTTCCTCTGGGCATCCGCGATGCCGGTGACGTCGATCAGCTCTATGCCGACCGGGATCACCAGAAGCGCTTTTTCGATGCTGATGGTTCTGGACATATCAGGCAGCCTCTTTCTGATCAGCAACTGTAATGAACACCATGGAACCAAAACCAATAACGCTTGGTCCGATGCGCGGCGAGCTGTCTGCAGAACACAAAAAATGGCTGGGGAGAGAGACGCTGTTCCAGAAGGGAATGGTCATATCAAGCGGCCTTCTGCTGTTTGACGGATGACTTGCAATGGAAAATCTCGGGACGAGCCAGTTTCAGGTACATCAATCGAGAACTAGGGATGCCCTCCCTGCGCCACTTCGACACAGCTTGGGATGAGATACAGAACAGCTTTGAAACTGCAGTGTTCCCGCCTAATTCGTCGATAATTTTCTTGGAGTCGTGTTCCATGGGAGAGCATTGTAACCATAGTTGCACAGTAAACGCAAACCATAGTTGCACATCGGAATGCAACGATGCTCGGATGTTTTTTTCCCTTCCTAAGCGCATACGAGAGATACGCGAAGCTGCCGGCGATACGCCTCAAAAAGCAGCGGACAAATTGCAAATCTCTCGCCAGGCATTCATGAAATGGGAGAATGGGGCTACCGAAAATATGAAAATCGGTAATCTGATGAATTTTTGTGAAAAATACAACATCGAACTAGAGGGTCTGCTACGCAGTGCAATGGCTCGACACGAACCGTATGTATTACCGCCTCCAGATCAGTCCGCCGCAGCAAATCAGAGTGTGACAGACGAAAACGAGCTTATACTCGGGTTTCGGAGTGCATCGATCGAGGTTAAGGAAATGATGCTCGAAATTGCTCGTAAGGCAACAGAAAAGCAGCTTTTTCACAAGCGCAGCGAGATACAGTAACCCGACCCGCCCTGCGCTTGGTGAAGGGATAACTAGAAGGAGGGTCGATTTATCTTTTATTTTATTTTCTGGATAGCCGTCGCTTTCTTTACAGGAGGAGTTGCTGAGGCTAAGGGTCGAAACACCTTCGGCTGGTTTATCCTGGGAGCCATATTCAATTTTTTGGCATTGATTGCAGTAGGCCTGATGCCAAATATAAAAAATGTGGCCTTACTCCCAACGGAAAAGACCCATGTAAAATGTCCTGACTGTAAGGAATTGGTTTTCAGAGATGCCAGAAAATGTAAACACTGTGGAGCAGCGTTGATCCCTTACAACGGAGCCACGAGAGAGTGTCCAGGATGCAAGAAAATCACAGAGGTTGGATATGGATCTTGTCGATACTGCGCTCATGACCTAGTCAAATAGAATAAACCAGCAAAGAGAACCCGCTTCGGCGGGTTTTTTGTTTCCTAAACTGCAACCATAGTTGACACTACGTTTAAACAATGTAACTATAGTTACTTCAAGTCACAAAAACACACCCCATGACACCAGCCACCGCCCTCGAAAAAGCCCTCGCCACCGCCAAAGCGGCCGGCCTCTTCTTCCTGGCCGACGGTTCCGGCTTCACCCTTTATCGGCGCATGCCGACCACCCGCGTCTTCCTCGGTCGCAGCAAGACCGAAGAAGCGCTGCAGCAGCTGGTGCGTCGTTGCGCCAGTCATCGTTAACCACCAGGAGATCACATGATCCGTCCCATCACCGACACCCTGCGCCACATCGGCGGCGGTGTTTTTATCGACATCGCCAGCGACAAGATGAACGAGCTCGTCGCTGCCGTAGATGCCTCCGGCAAGTCCGGGAAGCTGACGCTTGAAGTCAAGGTCAAGAAGGCGACCCGCGGCGGTGCGATGCACATCACCGGCACGATGCGCCTGACCAAGCCGGCCGAAGAGCCCATGGAAGCGCTGCTCTTTGCCACCCCCGAAGGCAACCTAGTCGCCGACGATCCCCATCAACAGAAGCTGGACCTCAAGGTCGCACCTGGTGCGGTCGACGTCGCCTTCAGCCAACTCAAGACTGCGCAGGCCTGATCATGGAAAACATCGAAACCACCAACATCGCCGAAACGCTGGCGCGCGAGATGAAGACGCCGATCGAGATCATCAGCGAGCCGGGCGGAAACTTCAAGCGCGTCGCGCTGCCACCGGGCTGGACGCTGCAGGAGAAGGACGACGACGCCAAGCTGCTCGCCGTGCCGCGCCGCAAGAAGGCGCGCGTCGACCTGCGCGATCCCGACAGCTTCATCGCCTACGTCAAGCGGCACGGATCGCTGACCGACAGCACGATCTGGTGCGTCGCCGACTATAAAGCCGGCAAGGTCGACTTCACCGCGATCATCAACGACCACGGCGAAGAAGCGACGCAGGCCGACTGGCGCGACCACCGCGCGACGTTCTCGCCCGAGTTTTCCGAGGAATGGAATCGCTGGCGCGCGCAGCACAAGAAACCGTTCTCGCAGGGCGACTTCGCCGCCTTCATCGAGGATAACCTCAAGGACATCGTCAGCGTCAACGACAGCCCGACCGGCGGCCAGATGCTGGAAATGGCGCTGACCTTCGAAGCCAACCAGGACATGCGCTTCAAGAGCGCGATCCGGCTGCAGAGCGGCGGCGTGACGATGAGCTTCGCGCAGGACGACGATGCGGCGACGCTGCAGAAGATGCAGGTCTTCGACCGCTTCACGCTGGGTTTCCCGGTCTTCTGGAGCGGCGACGCCTACCAGGTTGATGCGCGCCTGCGCTACCGCGTGCGCGAAGGGAAGCTGACGTTCTGGTTCGAGCTGATCCGCCAGGACAAGGTTCTTGAAGCCGCGACGCAGACGCTGATCGCACAGATCCGCGAGAAGACAGGCAACCCGTTCTTCTTCGGCAACCCCTTCGTCGCTTGATGACCACGGCCCGCTGCGAGGCGGGCCTTTTCCAGGGAATAACAATGACACCCATCACCAAACCAGAACTCGCCAACGGCGAGCGCTATATCGGCGCGATCGTCGATGCCGCCGGCGTCGCCACGCACATCATCCTTTTGCCCGGTAGCCCAAAAGCCACATGGAAAGCCGCCAAGACGTGGGCAGCCAGCATCGGCGGCGACCTGCCGAACCGCGTCGAGCAGGCGCTGCTCTTTGCCACGGCGAAGGATGAATTCGAGGAATACGGCTACTGGTCGAACGAGCTCTACGCCTCGGTTTCTGGCTTCGCCTGGTCTCAGTACTTCGACTACGGCTACCAGTACGACCACGGCATCTACGGCGAGCTCCGCGCCCGAGCCGTCCGCAGATTAATTATTCAGTAATTTATCAATTCGATCTCCGACCGCTACAAGACGTGGAATCCTAAGGATCTGACCATGTTCGAAATGATTGAAACCCCGGCCGCAGAATTGACACTGCAGCAAAAACTGGTGCGCGAGGTGATGGCGGAGTGCGGAAAGAAACTCAAAGCCATTGAAGAAAACCATCTACAAATCACTAAGTGCGAGACGCTGTCAGCGCTGCTCAGGGCCAGCGATACCCTTGGTGTCACAGGAAACCCTGTAGTTTCTGTGCACCTCAACAGCATCACCGCATGGGTTCAAGTCGGAAACAAGAAGCTGTCGACTGTTCGCAACGCAATCCATAGAGCCGGCCTGAACATTTATTGTGAGGACGCGAAATACGCCGGCGTCAGCCCGACCGGCACGCCCTGCATGAGTGAGATGACGTTAACGCTGGTCGGCTTCGACTGCCCGGTCATTGCACTGGACATCGTGCAGGAAGCCACCGGCGCCGGCGACCTCCAGCAGGCCGCCTGATCATGATCTCCGCCGTCTTCTTCCCCGTTGATCCCGAGGCCCGGGCCTTCGACCTGGTGCAGCAGGCTAACGCGGCCATGTTGGCCGGCCTGCGTCTCTACACCAACGGCCGCCAGTTCGCCCTGCTGCCCAAGCCGGTTAAGGGCTGGGCGCTGTTCGCCGCGAGACTCGTCAAGGATGTCGCGCCGTGCCGCGCCTGATCGCCCTGGCGGCACGCGCGGTCACCGCCTGGCGCTACATGCGTCGGCTCAACTACTCGCGCCGTCTGGCGTGGGCCATGTCCGCCCGTTAATCACTTCTTCCTCGAGGAACACCATGGAACAAACCATCACCCTTCCCACACTCGCCGCCGGTGAGACCTATGCCGGCCTGATCCTCAATGAGGACGGCGCGCCGAGCCATCACCTGATCCTGCTGGCGGGCGACAAGTCGCTCACCTGGGAGAAGGCCAAGGCGTTCGCTCAGAAGGCCGGCGGCGAGCTGCCGACGCGCCAGGAACAAGCCCTTCTGTACGCCAACTGCAAGACCCAGTTCAAGAGCGACTGGTACTGGTCAGGCGAACTTTACGCCTCGGGTTCTGGCTCCGCCTGGTGTCAGTACTTCGACAACGGCCGCCAGCTCAGCTACGGCGTCGGCAGCAAGCTCCGCGCCCGAGCCGTCCGCAGATTAATTATTCAGTAATTTAGCTATTTATCATGGCCCTCACGAATCAACTCCCGATCTACAAGGTCGCCTACGACCTGCTCGATTCCGTTACGGACTCGGTCAGGAGCATGCCGCGCGACTTCAAGCAGAGCATCGGCGGCAAGATCAGCGCCGAATGCGTTGAGATCGTCGTGCTGATCTTTCGCGCCAACTGCGCGCGGGATAAAGCACCACACCTCGGCGAGTTGATCGAGCGCCTTCAAGTCGCCGAACTGCTGTTGCGGCTTTCACGGGACAAGCGGCTGATTTCGACCGCCCAATACGCGAAGGCCATCGAGCTCACCAACAGCGTCGGCAAGCAAGCGTCAGGATGGCGCCGCGCCTCCGCATCGCCCGCTTCCTGATGGTCACGACCACCATGACTGAGCGATTTATTAATCTGGTCTCGCCGCTGGCTCACAAGGCCACCGACATGCGCATCGCAGATACCGACGGCAGCCGCCGTGACCGGTCTGGCGCAGTTTCAACCCTGATCGGCGAAAGCCTTCGCGGTTGCGACATCGATAGCGAGCACACAACGCCTCGGATTCTGGCTACGCCTGGTATCAGAACTTCAACAACGGCAACCAGAACAACAACGACATCAACAACAAGCTCCGCGCCCGAGCCGTCCGCAGATCAATGCGCAGCACCCCAACCTGATTTTTCCTTCCATGAACTGGTGCAAGCGTATTTCGACTGTCGCCAGTCGAAGCGCAACAGCGCCAGTGCACTGGCTTTCGAGCAGAACCTCGAGCGCAACCTCGGCGCGCTGTTCGACGAGCTGCAGCGCGGCACCTATCGCCCCGGTCGATCGATCTGCTTTGTCATCACCCGACCAAAACCGCGCGAAGTGTGGGCTGCAGACTTCCGCGATCGGATCGTGCACCACCTGCTCTACAACCGGATTTCGCCGCGGTTCTACGCTTCCTTCATCGCCGACAGTTGCGCCTGCATTCCAGGGCGCGGAACGCTCTATGCGGCGCAACGGCTCGAAGCGAAGGTCCGCAGCGTCTCGCAGAACTGGTCCCGGCCGGCGTGGTATCTCAAGCTCGACCTGGCGAACTTCTTTGTCAGCATCGACAAGCACATCGTCCACGACCTGGTCGCCAAGCGCGTCAGCGAGCCATGGTGGCTTTGGCTGGCTGACCTGGTGCTGTTTCATGACCCGCGCCAGAACTACGAACTGCGCGGCAATGCAGCGTTGCTTGAGCGTGTTCCCGCGCACAAGCGACTGACCAGTCAGCCGGCGAACCTCGGCCTGCCGATCGGCAACCTGTCAAGCCAGTTCTTCGCCAACGTCTATCTCGACGTGCTCGACCAGTTCGTCAAGCACAGGATCGGCGCGCGGCACTACATCCGCTACGTCGACGACTTCGTTCTACTCCACGAGTCGCCGCAGTGGCTCAATGCCGCGCACGAAGCGATCGAAACGTTTCTTCCTAACCGGCTGCACGCCAGGCTCAACCCGACCAAGACGATCCTGCAGCCTGTTGATCGCGGCATCGACTTCATTGGCCAGGTGATCAAGCCGTGGCGGCGCGTCACCCGGCGGCGTACGTTCAACGATGCACTGCGCCGTGTGCGCGAGATCGAATCAGACAAGCTCTTCGAGACGGCCAACAGCTATTTCGGGCTGTTTCGCCAGTCGGGGCATAGTCATCATGACCGGGCGCAGCTCGCCAATACCCTTCGCTATCGCGGCCACTGCATCAAGGGTGATTTAACCAAAACCTACCGGAGAAAAAAATGATTATTGGACTCACCGGCGCGGCAATGTCTGGAAAAGACACCGTCAGCGCCTATCTGAATAAAGCGCATGGCTTCGCACCGACCGCCTTCGCCGACCCAATACGCGCCATGCTGATCGCCGGCCTCGATCTCGAGCCGTACCACTTTCGGCCGGAAAACAAGGAATCGGTTATTTCCCAGCTCAACTGCAGTCCACGGCGACTGATGCAGACGCTGGGCACGGACTGGGGCCGCCATATGATCGCCGATGGGCTCTGGACCGACATCATGGCGCGCCGGCTGCGCGCCGCGGCGCACGTCGGCGAGGATGTCGTAATCACTGACGTTCGGTTTCTGAGCGAGGCGGGTCTGGTCAAGCGGCTGGGCGGCGAGGTCTGGCGCGTAATCCGCCCCGGCGCCGCAACAACCGAGCACAGTGCGCACCAAAGCGAGATCGAACAGTCCGCCATCACGGTCGACCGCGGTCTGGTCAACAATGGAACGCTTGAGCAGCTCTATGAACAGATCGATGCGGCGCTTGGCTTCGTGTTCGAGATCGCCGGCGAGACGACGCTATGACCGCCCTGGCCATCTTCGCGTCGACCCTGGCCTTGGTCACCGCGCTTGGTGCGCAGTCGCTACTCGTCAATAACGGGCGCTACGTCGGGGCCTTCTTCAACAGCTCACTGATCGGCGTCGGCAATTTGACGCTCTACAAGCTGGTACCCGACGCCAGCGGCTGGGAGATCGCCGGTTTTCTATCTGGTGGCCCGATCGGGATCTGCCTGGCCATGTGGCTGCTGCGCAAGTATCACCGGAAGCCGAAAGAGAAATATGCCGCCGAAGATTTGGCGATGGCCGCGCACTGCCTTGAGATGGTTCAGCGCAGACGCAATAGGGAGGCGCCATGACCCGCGCCTTTTCACCGCCGAGAAAGCAGCCAAAGCACCGGTGGACAGAGTCCGAACTGCAGATCATGCGCGATCGCTACCCGGATATTCCGACGGCCAATCTGGCCAATGAAATGGGGATTTCGATCAACAGCATGAACAACTGTGCCTATATCCACGGCATCAAGAAGAGCCATGCCTATCTATCGGCAGTGTCTCGGGAAAAAAATCACGGCGTCAAAACGCAATTCAAGCCCGGACAAACCCCTTTCAACAAGGGAATCAAGGGCTGGAAAGCAGGGGGAAGGTCAGCTGAAACGCAGTTCAAGCCAGGTCAATCGGTGGCCAACCACCGGCCGGTCGGAAGCACGCGCATTACGGTCGATGGCTACATCGAAATCAAGATTGAGGAGCCGCGCAAGTGGGCCCAGATGCACCGAGTGGTCTGGAAGGAGAATCACGGCAGCTATCCGCCAGCCGGAATGGCCCTCGTTTTCAAAGATGGGAACAAGCAGAACTGCACGATCGGGAATCTGGAGGTCATTACCCGCAGTGCGCTGATGCTGCGCAATTCGTATCACCAATATGGCACCGAGATCTCCGCGCTGGTGCAGCTGCGCGGTGTGGTCAGTCGTCAAATCAACCGGAGATCACAAAGCAATGTCTGACATCAAAGCACTCAGGGCCCATCTGTTCGCCACCCTCGCCGGCCTGAAAGACGGTTCGATCACGCCCGATAAGGCGAAGGCCATCAACGACACTGCCCAAGTCGTCGTCAATACCGCCAAGGTCGAGGTCGACTTCATGCGCGTAGCCAACAAGGTCAGCGGCAGCGGGTTCTTTACCGAGACCGAAGCAACACAGAACCAGGGCGAGACCGTGCGCACGCTGCGCAGCGGCGACCAGGTTACCGGAAGCGGCGTCAAGCACCTCGACCTGGTCCCCGGCGGATCAATCACCACGCACCGGATGCGGTAGGAATGCAACTCAACCTCGACATCCATAAGGAAATGCTGGTCGTCAATTTCGCTGGCGGTGGCGGATCGTGCACAGGAATCGAACTGGCGCTTGGCCGGCGCGTCGACGTCGCGATCAACCACGACCCGGAGGCTGTCGCGATGCACAAGGCGAACCACCCCGAGACGAAACACTACTGCGAGAGCGTTTGGGACGTCGACCCGCGCGAGGTGACGCAGGGCCGCCCGGTCGGCCTCGTCTGGCTGTCGCCCGACTGCAAACACTTTTCCAAGGCCAAGGGCGGCAAGCCGGTCGAGAAGAAGATTCGCGGGCTGGCCTGGGTGACGCTGCGCTGGGCCGCGCTCAAGGCGCGCGTGATCATGCTCGAGAACGTCGAGGAATTCATTACCTGGGGGCCGCTGGTCGAGGGCGCCGACGGCAGTATGCGGCCGGACGCCAAGCAGAAGGGGCGCGAGTTCAACGTGTTCGTCAATGCGTTGCGCCGCCAGGGGTATGTCGTCGAATGGAAGGTGCTCAAGGCTTGCGATTACGGCACACCGACGATCCGCAAACGCCTGTTTCTGATCGCGCGCTGTGACGGTCAGTCGATTGTCTGGCCGGCGCCGACCCATGCTGACCCGAAGACGGCTAAGGCCAAGAAGCTGAAACCGTGGCGCACCGCGGCGGAATGCATCGACTTCACCCTGCCCTGCCCGTCGATCTTTGAACGCGCCCGGCCGCTGGCCGATGCCACTCTGCGCCGGATCGCCAAGGGGATCATGCGCTATGTGGTCAATGCGGCGGATCCGTTCATCGTCGGGCTGGCTCATGGTGAGCACAAGGGGCGCACCGGAGGCGACCGCAGCTACAGCATGGCCGAGCCGTTCCGGACGATTCACGCCGGCGGTGGAAATCATGCGCTCGTCGCGCCAGTGCTTACCGAGCACGCCAACGCCTCAAGCCCGCGCTGCATGCCCATTGACGAACCTTTGCGAACGATTTGCGCCCAGACCAAAGGCGGTCACCACGCGCTGATCGCGCCGACGATGATCCAGACCGGCTACGGCGAGCGCGACGGCCAGTCGCCAAGGGCGCTCGACCTTGAGAGGCCGATTGGTACGCTGGTCGGATCCTCAAAGCATGCGCTCGTTTCTGCGTTCATCGCCAAGCACTACACCGGTGTCGTCGGCGATGACCTGCGCAACCCGGTGCCGACCGTCACTAGCGTCGACCACAACAGCATCGTCGCCGCAAATCTTGTGCACATGGGCCACGGCGAACAGTCGGCCAACGGCGCACCACGATTCAGCCATGGCATCCGCAGCGTCGAGCAGCCGCTGAACACAATCACAGCAAGCGGAGCAGTCGCGGGCGTTGTCACCAGCAGCCTAGTCAAGATGCGCGGCGACGCCGGAACGCACGCCCCCGGGCAAGAGCCCACTGAGCCGCTGCATACCATCAGCGCGCAGGGCAACCACTTCGCGGAGGTTCGCGCCTTCCTGACCGCCTACTACGGCGTCGACCAAGACCCTCGAATGGAAGACCCGCTGCACACGATTACCGCGCGCGACCGCTTCGGCCTGGTGATAGTCGCCGGACAGCAATACCAGATCAGCGACATCGGCCTGCGTATGCTTGCCCCTCGTGAGCTCTACCGCGCGCAGGGATTCCCCGAGCGCTACATCATCGGCGACGACCCGGCGCAAGGCCTAACCCTCACGAAGACAGCACAGGTGCGCATGGTTGGAAATTCTGTTTGTCCACCGGTGGCGTCCGCGCTGGTGTTTGCCAACCTTGCCGAACTGGCTATCAGGAGAGCAGCGTGAAAGAACGACCGATTTTATTCTCGGCGCCGATGGTGCGCGCGCTGCTCGCCGGCAAGAAAACGCAGACTCGGAGAAATGTGAAGCCGCGCAAGGACCTTGGCTTTGGCTGCCTGTTGGTCCCTGGAGAACTCGCCGGCGAGGTGAATAACGGAAGCTACGAGAACTCTCCATACGGCCAGCCCGGCGATCGCCTTTGGGTGCGCGAAAATGGATGGGAACGCCCCGAACGCACGCCGAAGATGATGCGCGAGGGCGCCGATACCTGGGCTCCTTACTATTACGACGCGTACGGTTGGGACGAACAAGATCGCGCTGACTTCAAGCAATGGGGATTCAAGTGCCGGCCGTCAATCCACATGCCGCGATGGGCCAGCCGCATCACGCTCGAAATCGTCAGCGTCCGCGTCGAGCGCCTGCAGGACATCAGCGAGAAAGACTGTATGGCAGAAGGAATAAGTCTGAACGCCTGCGTCAGCGCTGGCTGCCTGTCTGCGTGGGATGTATCCGAGATCGGACGTCAGTCGTACAGGCTCGGGTATGCGAACCTTTGGCAGTCGATCAACGGCCCCGGCTCATGGGCAGCCAATCCGTATGTATGGGTTATTGAATTCAAGAAAGCGATCAATAAATGACTATCGACGAAAAAGACCGGGTGATCTTTCGCCCCGAGTTGCAGGCCCTGATGAGTGTCACCAGCGAGAGCATTCGGCGCTGGATGGTTGCCGGGAAGCTCCCACTGCCCGACGTCAGGATGTCACGCAAGACGCTCGGCTGGCGTGTCTCGACCCTGCGCAACGCCGGCGTCAACATCGCATGAGTCCATCCAGTCGGCGTACGCCTGCAACATGGCGCGCCGCTCGGGCAGGTACGCGGCTCGATTGTAAATGGACCTGACCTTGTTCTCCGGCACGTGAGCCAGCTGCCGCTCGATCGCATCCGGCGTATATCCCCGCTCATTGGCCCAGGTGCTGGCGATCGACCGGAAGCCATGGCCCGTCAATTTCCCCTTGTAGCCGATGCGGTGGATCAGATAGAGCACGGCATTCTCAGACATCGGCCTTTCCAGCGTCCGATCTGACGGAAAGACGTAGCGACTCCTGCGGCTACGGGCCTTCAATTCCTTCAGTAACACCACGGCCTGGCGAGACAGCGGCACCAGGTGATCCTTGGCCCGCTTCATCTTCCCCTCGGGGATCAGCCACAGCGCCTCGGCCTCATCGATCTCCGACCACTCCATCATCCGCAGCTCGATCGTGCGCGTCCAGGTCAGGGCCAGCAGCTTGCAGGCCAGTACGCTCTGCAGTTCGCCCTCCATGGCCAGCCGCTGGCGGAAGGCCGGCACGTCGCGCAGGGTCAGCGCGGAAAAGCTTTCGACCTTCGACTGGCCAAAGGCCTTCTTCGGGTTGATCAGCTTGGCCGGGTTGATCGTCGCCTTCTCGTTTTCAACGGCCCACTCGAAGACCTGATCGGCCCACATACGGACCTTGCGCACATAGACGTGCAGGCCGGCGGCGTCCATGCGTTTTAGTTCGGCCAGCAGGTCGACGCGGGTAATGCTGGCAATGTCGCGATCGCCAAGCGCTGTACACAGGTGCATGGCAATGCCGCGCCTGGCGTTTGCCAGGTAGGACGACGAAAGATCCTTGCGGCCCTCCCAATATTCTTCTGATGCCTCGCGCAAGGTGATCCACTTGCGCGACTTGCCGTGCAGCCGGTTCTCGCTGCGCGTTGCCTTCCTATCCGCCATCGGATCCAGGCCATCGCGTAACGCCGCCCGCAGCTCGTCGCGTTTCTGCCGCGCCTCGGCTAGCGAGACTTCCGGGTAGGGCCCGAAGCTCTTGGTCTGTTGCTTGCCGGCATATCGGTAGGCAGCGCGCCAGACCTTGCCGCCAGTCGGTAGCACAGCCAGGTGCAGGCCATTGCCATCAAACAGCTTGAAAAGCTTCTCCGCTGGCCGGGCGGCCTTGCAATCACTATCCCGCAGGCAATTTGTAGGCATCTCCGCTACTCCCCTCATTCCGTACCACATATCTACCTACACACTCGCGGTGTGGAACCGCCTTTTTGAGTGGGGAACGTAGGCAAACGATGGGCGAAAAAAAACACCGAAGCCTTGATTCTACAGGGCTTCGGTGCTTTACGGTTCGCAACAATTGCTTATTGCTGCATGCTACTGGCGGAGACGGAGGGATTCGATAACATCCTATTTGTAGGTCTTACAGGCATTGTATTATATAGATACCGTCAAAACTACCTACATCATTAAAACGACTTGACGTAGCAGGTACAGATTACTTTTTGTGATCAATGCGCTGCGTGCTTACACCAACGACGCTTCAGCATCACGCCGAATGACCAGCCCGCGCAGCACCTTTCCGCCGCCCTTGACCCACTTACGAAGCTCTGCGGGAACATCGCCCCACGCCCCGGCATTGACCTTCTTGCGTAGCGTGCTGGCTTTCAACTGGCCGGCGCCAAGGTTGAACGCGAAGTCGATCAACGCCGCCAGGCGTTGCGGGTTATCAATTCCGGGGCATAGCTTGAGCACGGCAGGCAGGTAGCGGGTGCGGACCATCCAAAGCAGCAGCACCTCGGCGCGCTCGCGGGTGACCGCCGGATCGAGCAGGGTGACCGCCCTACCGTCTTCATAATACGTGGCGCCGTAGGCGATCGTCGGCACACCGGCGGGACACAGGTACGGCACGAGGAACAAGCCCTCGAACCGCCTGGCCAGTGCAGTCGCAACGGCGACGGCAAGCTCGATCATTTACCCCGCCTGGCCAGGCTACGATCAGCGACGTAGATGCCGAGGATCGCGCCGACGAGCTCGCGATCCCAATCGCTCAATATAAAACCGTTCTGCAGTACCTCAAAGATTACGATTGCCATGGCCATCGACGCCAGTGCAGGCCGGATGCTACCGTTCCAAATGTCGAGGAACTTAATCCCAGTCTGCTTTCCAACATCGGTAACCGCAGCGGCCCAAGCATCGGCATCAATACGATCGAGCGTGGCCTCCGCCTGCACTTGGATCGTCTTGACGCCAAGATCGGCCTGCACTTTGATGGCCTCAAGATTGCGAGCGTGTTGTGCGGCGTCGAGATCGCCCTGAGTCTTCATCCGCTCAACCTCCTGCGCGTGCTCCTGCTTCTTGCTGAAATACGCGGCGACCTCGCCGAATATCAGTCGAAAGGCATTTCCGCCAAGGAATGACAGGATTGTCATCACGATTTGATCCTCCTGATTGCTACGGTTGATCGTTCGATTTTCTTGAGTTGGGCGAGCGAGATCACAGCTTCTGCAAAAGCACTAACAACTTTTGCCCCGCCCCCGTTAAAACGAACCAGACTGCGCTGCAAGCGAAGATCGCGCCGCCAACAAAAGTTTTCTGCCGGTCCTGCCAGACCCGCATGTCGTGAAGCTGCTTGGCAATCTGTGCCGTACTTTGCAGAAGCCCGGGGGGGGTGTTGGTATCGGTATCGGCTTTCTGAAAAACCGCATCGTAAATTTCCTGATTCTGCTTTTGCTCCAGTTTCTCGAGCAGCGCGTGATCTTTGAAATCTCGATAGAACTGCTCGAGCCGCTCGTCACTCCATCGATGCTCTGGCATGTCAGTGCGTCCCGTAGTTAAAACCTGTTGCCTGGCCGAAGTTCGGCCCGGTCACTCCCGTGGCGGAACTCTCGTCAGACTGGAAGCGGAATAGCGGGGCAAAGCGCCCGTTAAGTTTCCAGCCGATACCTGCCTGCCACAGCGCCTTTGAGGTGCTGCTGGCTGACCAGCGGAATGACCAGAACAGGCCATGTAGTAAAAACAGCGCTGGCCAATTGCTACCGACCAATGCCGTAATAATTGGGAGCAGGATGATCAGCGGCGTCGTGGTCCAGCGCACGAAGAAAACCGCGTTGTAGTAGAGCGCCGTGTTCCCGGTGAATCGCGGGGTGAGCACCCATTTCCCGTTCTCCTTGAACAACCAGGCAACAGCGAACGACCGGACGTAATCTGAATCAATCGCGGAGAGGTTGCCGATGACGTACATCAGCCACCACTCACCAGGGTGCCTGATCTCCTGGATTCTCATAGCGACGCCGCCAGTTCAAACAACGCATCGATTTCTTCTACTGTCTTACCGAGCGACTCTCTCATGGCAATCACCAGCGGATCATCACGCACGAATGCAGTGGCGTACTGCCACGCATCGCGGGTGTTCTGATCCGATGCAGCAACCGCAGCTTCCACAGAATCTCTCAAGTTAGTTACGGTGAGCGCCTTGCGAATCTGCCAAGGAGACACACTGATAACGGGCTTCGGCTCCATTGATTTCCGCAGCGCCGCGTATTCCTCATCTGAAACCACCGACTCGACCACATCGGACGCAGACATTCCCGCAGCGACTGCGTTGGCGATCAGCGTACCTTCGGTCGCGTCAGATTGGGCCTCGATAAGTTCGCCCGTTTCTTTGTTTGTCAGAATTCGCATGGTTTATTCCTCGCAGATGAAAACGATGTCAGCACTACCGGCGGCGGGAGATCCAGAATTCACCCAGGATAGAGTGAATCCATCGGCGTCCATATAAAGGACGGACGCTGTTTGACTTTGTCCAGGTATGGAGGATTGAATCCAGATAAACAAACTGCCGCCGATACTCATGTGCGCGTCATCCTGTCCGCATGAGTATCCGCCCCCTGCAACTGCCGAACTTGTTCCGACTGAAAAGGGTCGCGCGCCTGCGACGGCGGCATAAGCTGTGATCTTCGTCGGTCTAAACCCAGCCCCGGTGTAAGCGACAACCCCAGACCCCGCCTGCATGTTGCGAGTCGCATTTAGCCGCTTTATGCGTCTAGCCGTTGATCCGCGAATCAGAAAACCACCCAATGTCCCCAAGTACGTAAGCCGCTGATTGTGGTACTGCTGGATTTCGCCCGCCGCGACAAGCGAGTACACACCTGACGTAAGCTCTCGGAAGATCGACGCTGCCCCAAGGCTGTTGACATTGATCGTCGGTGACGCCCCGCATGTGGTCGCTGGCTGAATATCAATGGTAAGTCCATCGCTGTATGCGACAACACCAGTAACCAATGCCGTATAGGTGGCAGGCCCGCCTTGGGCGCCGACATAAACGCCCGTTTGCTTTGCAACGTCCAGCAGAGATGCTTTCTCGCTGTCCAATTCGTTGAGCGCCGCTTGCACCGTTGTTGCGGCGATGTTTCCTGCTGGGGTATTCGGAGTCGTTGCAGCGATCTGGTCTCCGGTGTTCGTTCCCGATGCGAGGGCAAGGAATCGAAGCAACGGCATCACTTCGGCGATAAATCCGGTCGCGGGGTTGGTCATTGGGACGGTGTCAGCACTTGACGTTTCCCATCCGAAAAGTTGGCTGATTGTTGTCAGGTATTTGCTCTGCAGATCAGACAGCTCAACCGCCAGCTCGGCCGGCAGCAGGCCCGTGTGGATCATCGCGTAGCTCTGTGCGCTAGCGGTGACACCAAGGTAAAGAGAAGCAAGCGTCAGTTGTGTGTTGCTCTGGATGCTCAACACTTCGTAATCCCTGCCGTCCGGTGCTTTGAACGTATCGCCAGCGCGAACCACGCCGCTCGATGCCCAGGTAGTCGCTGCGCCGTAGACTATCGCGCTGCCGTTGCTCAGGCTAACCGTGCCGTTCCGTGTCCAACTCATACTGTTTCTCCTTCTTGGGGTTTCGGATGCGCGGCCTTCACCGCAAGAATTTGTTGCTGCATCGCAGCGAGGGCTTCGCCACCTTTCCAGAGCGCGTCAAGCTGGTCTCCGATTGGCGGGTACGCAGTAACCCGATATTCAACGTAGGTCTTTCCCCGTATGGCAACAGGAGCAGGAGTGAACTCCTCAACGGTAACGATTTCGCCTTCTTGTGCCTGTAATGGGACTTGAGACTCCGGTGCGCGACCGTACCGAATCACCTCTCCGCTCAAATTTCTAACGACGAACGGGGTCATTTCATTGCTCCTTGAATGAATAGCGTTCCGGGGGATAGGCTAACCGTCCCGTCCTGCCCCTCCCACACGATTGACACTGTGTGATTGCCCGCAGAAACATAGGCGCCCGTGGATACTGCAACGTTGGTCTGGTAGGCCATTGCGCCGCCGACAACTACAGGGGGAAGCCCGTCAATAGAAAGAGTCGTGTACGACTCTCTGATTCCTGATGAGTACCCCTGTGGCGCCATGAATGACGCATATAGAACGCCGGGCTGAGCCATCGCAATGGTCCCGCTGACTATGGGGTGTTTGGTCCCTATCCCCGCCCCCGCCACGCCCGTTACTGCTGATGTTACGAACGGAACCGTTACGGCATGGCCTGCCAGTTGTAGGGTTCCGACAGCGAGGTCTCCAATTACGCCGCTTTCTGCGGTGATCGTTTTAACGGCGAGGCAGCGGGCGACGATGCTGCCGTCGACGATCAGGCTGCCGTCTAAACCCAGCGCCGTGACGCCATTGACCGTGCCGAGCGTGACGATCTGCCGTGGCGCACCGCTGCCGTCTGGTTTATAGATCAGCAGTCTGTCCGCGAGGATCGCGAAGACACTCTCGCCGTCCGTACCGGCGAGCAGCTCGACGCCGGCCATCGCGCGGCGACCATCAGCCATCGCCTGAACCTTGACGCCCCACTTAGCCTCGACGCCACCGACGGCGCTGGCGGCTGCGCTGGCGGTCTCTTGCACGCTGGCAATGCTTCCGTTAAGGCTCGCCTGAACCGTGCTGATCTGCGAGGCCAGCGCTCCGTCAGTTGTTGCGCGGGCTGTCTGCTCGGTTTGAATTGCTGCTGTGTTCTGCCCGACCGTTGCGGCGAGCGTTTCGCGGGCAGATGCCTCGGCGCTGTCGGCGGTTGCGCGGGCTGTCTGCTCGATAGTGAGAATCGCTAGATTTGATGCGACAGCCGCCGCAAGTACAAGCCGTGCCGTTGCTTCCGCGCTAACCGCATCCGAATTAGCTTTGATGTCAAATTGCGCGAGGGCGACATTGCTGCGCGAAAGCAGGTCAGCGTCAGTTGCGGAGTCCAGCCCTAACGCCTGACGCAGCGCGGTTTCAGCGAGCGCCTGAGCTGCTGCCGCTGATTCGACCGTTATCGAGCCGGCAACTTGCCCGGCAATCTCGGAAATTTTAACATCCGAGACGCCGAGTGCGACAGAGTTGGCAAGCTGCGCGATCTGCGATTGAGCCGATGATAGCTCGCCGGACACTGACGAAAGCGTTGCGACGGTGCTGGTCAGCGTGCCTTCTGCCGCGTTGATGTCGACTTCGGCTTGCGTCAGCCTTGCTTCGACATCGGTCGTCGTTACTGCCGTCGCCAGTAGCTTGATCTTTCCTGTGGTCGGATCGATAGCGATTGTCGCATCTGTAACTGCGCGCTCAAATAGAACGCGCTCGCTCAACCCGTCAATGTCGATAGCGCGTTGCAGGATGTCGGTCGCCATTCCGCTGATCTGGGATATCGGCGCAGCTAGCTCGGCGGCGAGCTGTGGCATCCCCAGTGCGCTTTGGAGTTGCGTCAGCAGATCGGCAGGATCAGTGCTGACCGTTGCATAGACGCCTGCATTCGACGCCGATGACCACTCGGACGGATTCCCTCGCGTATCAATAACCCGCGCCCAATAGTAGCCACCCTCGCCCGGCTCTATGCCGATGTGCAGATAGCGTGCGCCAGGATAAGGTTCACTGGTAACACGAGACGCAGCAGCGCGGCTATTGGTCTGCGAGAACCACAATTCGGTGTAGCGCACATCCTGCCGGGCATCACCGAACAGCCATTTAACATCGATAGCGAACAGTGCCGGGGTAGCGACGACAACAGGCGCAGCAGGCGCGGGCAGCATCGACAGCGAGAGCGACGACGATACCGATACACCCGAGCCCTGCGCACCGAACGGGGTTACTTCAACCGAGACTGTGCCGACGCTGGCAGATAGATCAATCTCTATCGCCGCATCCGTAACCCGCGTCCATGTGCCAATCGCTACGCCATCCAACCAGGCGCGGACGGTGCAATACTGCGTGCCACCCGTCTGTCGCCATGATGCCGTGACGCGATTGACTTGGAAATTGTCGATGACGACTTGATGTAGTTTCAGCGATAAGCGGGTGACGCTCGCTACATTCGTCAGCAGCGTTTGAACCGCTGGCGCAGTAAATTCGCCGTCCCATGAGGCATAGTAGGCCGGGTCTTCGTCGGTGGCGATCAGGCGAACGCGGGATTCCGACAGCGGCTGGACGGATACGATTTTCACCTTCTTGCCCGGCGTGGCCATCGGCGAGAAATACCATTTATGATCGACCGCGGGATAACCGTCTTGCAGCGCGAAGGCGGACGGCAGCGTGATCGTGTCGGAATCTTCGGCGCCGGCAGCGATGGTGAAAACCTGCGTGTCACCATCGGGCGATTGCATCATCAGGTATTCCGCAGCGCCCGAGCGCGGAACGGTGCGGTCAAGCGTGATGGTCAGCCCGTCAACGCTGACGATTCGCCCCGAGTAACCCCATTGCGTCAGATCGTGAGCCAAAAGAACAACATCGCCGCGCTGACACACGAAGCCCTCGAAATCCGTTTCCCACGTAATCATGCGACGGCGATAGAGTTGTTGCCCAGCGATGTAGTGGGCGAACTTCGCGGCCATGGCATCGACGGTACAGCCCATCAGTTCAATCGTGCTAGGGCGTAGCGGCGTGCCTATCGTACCGGGAACGGTGACGCGAACCTGATCCGTCTCCCACGTATCCCGGTTCGTGTAGTTGATGACGATTTCGTCGGTCAGGTTTTCCGTGACATACGCGACCTCGAACGATCCCTTGCAGATGTTGCTCATGCCAAACGCCATGACCGGCGATTGATTGACCGCATCCCATACCGCGCCGAGTTTGCCAGAGGCCCGCGAAGGCGAGCCGAAACCGCAGCGACATATCATGTTCATTACGTCTGCGGCGTTCTGTTGTCTATCCAACACAACGGAGAATGTCAGTCCGTTGGCATCGCAGAACACGGCAAAGGCTTTGATTGCCTCGATGTCGATCTTTTCGTCAGACAGCCCGCAGCCATAGAGCAAATGCCCTTCGTCGTCTTTTCGGCCGCGGATGAAGTCGAGATACCACCAGGCCGGGTTTGTGGTGGCTTGCATCGCCCATGCGCTACCCGTCCAGACCCTCGCCTTGTTGTCGGCGATTGCGGAGAGTTGTTGCAGCGCGCCGTTTAGCTGGCCGCTGGCCTTGATCTTGATGCCGATTACGGTCTGGTTGCTGTAGTCGGCTATACCATCTTGGTATGATCGCAACACAGCCCATGCTGCCGTCGACGTTGCTTTGATATCCGTCTCGTCAGGGCTTGCGCGCTTTACCCGAACGTCGTATTGACCGATCGGAACATCGAGCGCATACGTGACCCGCATTGGCTTCGTCTTGGCGTTCCACAGGGTAAATTCGTGGGTTGCCGGGTGATAGAACGTTGATTCGCCAAGCGTCGGAAAGAATGTTTTCCATACGCCGGACCCTGCCACGGCGTACTCAATAGCAAGATTGACAGTTCTCCCATCAATCCCGCCTGAGTCATTCGCGTAAAACAGAGAAACGCCAATGTCGACGGCGAGTTTCGTCGTATCCGTTCCCGACGTGCGAACGACCCATCCGGTCGCTGCAGTTAATTCAGCGCCCTCCGTGGTATCTACGTTGCCAAAGAATCCCGGTAGGACGCCATTAACTGCGCGGGTGATCGTGACATCGGCGTAGGACGACAGCAGCGTTTCGCCGATACGCAGGTCGGATAGTTCGAGGTCGCCAATGCCAAAATTGAAGGCCTGGTAAAGATATTGGTCTTCGCCTTCGTACTCCGTGTATGGCTTGGCCGCGTAGTCGGGGAATATGCGATGGTTGCCCATGACGACCGCAAGCGGCTCATAGGGGCGCATTCTGTTCGATCCACCTGATAGGCTGTATGTTGGGCTTTCGGCAGCGCCTTGGCCGGTTACTGCAGCGTTCGTTGATGCTTGCGAAGGACGGAATAGAGCGCTTATTACCAGATTGCCGGCGATTGATATGCCGGCAACCATCGCCATGCCGGTCATTGACCCGGTGAACGCCGCCATTCCTGCGGCGCCCGCCGCAATCGTTCCGCCCATCGACGTGTACATCATGGCGGCGAGTTGCGGAGCCATAACCATCACCGCTATCGACAGGACCATCGCTATCGGGTTCGACCCGCCCTTGCCGCCGCCGCCCGATACCACGCCTTCAACATTAACGATGTCGCCAGGGACCGGACAAATGATGTCCCACTCGGCCACGGTCAGCAGCGTGTTGTTATTGCGGATGACGATTTCGCGGTGCGCGTCGATGCCGGATGCCACCAGGTACTCGCGCACCGTGCGCCCGGCCTGCCATTGCGCGGGCATGACGACGCGATCAACGGGCAGCAGCGGATGCGGGCTATAGGTCAGCGTCAGGGCTTGCGCGATCGCGGTCATTTCCATCTGTAAAACCCTTCGACTGATAACATGACTTGCGACAGATCGCGGATGCGATGCTTGACGACCATGCCGGCGTTCTCCATTGCGTGCAGGACGCATGGCTCGGAATCGACAAGGCAATAGACGCCGATGTGCGACGGCCGCCCACGGCAGACCATCAGCACCGCATCGCCTTCTTTCGGCTCATTGACTCGCAGCCCGAACGCCTCGACGCCATCGGCCATCTGCGCCACACGGCCCAGTCTAGACGCGGCGCGCTCGGCTTCGGCATCGGTCGGCACCGGCAGCCCGAACACCTCGGCGCGCACCCTGCACACCAGGCGAGCACAGTCGGCATCGCCGCGTGAATAGGCTTGGCCGATGTACGGCTCGCACCAGTGCATCATCAGAAGATCCCCGGCGCGGTGAATTTGTCGAAGCGCATCGAGATTGCCGGGCGCGTGAAGATGTTGTCGTAGCCCATGTCGGCGGTGACTTCGGAAGTCGTCGCTTTGATGTTGGTCAGGTCCATGCTTATTTCCCACTCGATCTGATCGGGCCTTGATCGCATGATTTGAATGAATCGCGCCGCCGCTCCCTTGCCGCCGCCGCTGGTCTCGACCCAATACATCAGCTCCTTGCCGACGTTATCAACGGAAAGCGTGGCTTTCGGCAATTGGTTTTCAAAGTCCGAAGGCATGTCGCAACGGAACTGGCAGGCGATGTACTCGACGCCATTGCTGATGACATTCGATGTGTCATTGACGACGCGGACAGGCTGCGACAGGTCGGCGTGATCGATTTCGAGCAGCGTTATGGGCGCTTCGGGCGCGGCAGTAGAGGCCAGCGTCGATTTGTACTCAGCGGAATAGGCGCGGGCCATGTCAGCCCCAGGTTTCTATTTTGGCGTTGATCGTCCAGCCGTTTAAACGCGCCGTCGTCGGCGTAGCCTCCAACCCGCCGCCGACAAAACGCGCTGGCTTGGACACTCCTGAGACCGGATCATTGAAATCGAACCAGCCGGCGCCCTCGTCAAGATCGAGCGCGAACCAGGCGACAAAGGCCTGATAGTCGGCCAGGCTCATGAGGCGGATCGCGACGGCGCGCTCGACCATCACGCGCGACTTGATCCTGGCCTGTTTGGGCGGGCCGGACTCCATCTCGGTGCGCAGCAGCGCCGATTCGCGCTTCTCGCCGTAGCCGCTGATCAGCAGCTCGGCATAGGACGGAAAGACCGACATCATATCGCCCTCGCCAGGCCGAAGGTGCTTGAAAGCCCTTGCGCCATCGGGCCGTTACTGCGCAGGTCCTTCGCTACAGCCTGCTGAATCAATACCTCGAATTCAAGCTTGCCGTTATTCATTCTCGGCTGGACCGTGGCCTGGACCTTGTCCGAGACGGTGTTGTTCACGACGATGCTGACGTTTGGCGTACCGCCACCGGCCCGGACGCCGAGTTTTCCGTCAGATCCCCGGCTAAGCGGCATGATGGCTTCCGGTCCGGCCTCGCCCATCAAGCCGATGCCGCGCGCAAACGGAAATACCGTCGGCGACGAGACTACTTGACCGGAGAAGGCGGACAGGCCTGGTGAAGTAAAAACATTGCCCTTGGCCGAACCGAGGGCGACACCGTTGGTCATGAAACTGTTGGTCGTTCCCGTCGTCCCGGCCGACCCGCCGAACAGGCCTTTCCAGTCGAAGCTCCCGATGGATTTCGCAAGGGGTCCCGTGATGTTCTGCTGGGCCACCATGGCGACCATATCCTTGATGATCGACTTGGTCATTCCCGAGAATGATGCGGACCCGTCCACCGCAAAGTCCGCAATGGCTGAAGCGCCTTGTTTTCCCCAACCGTCGATGGCGTCCTGAAGTTCCTTGAAAGTGTCTTTTCCTTCGTCCTTGACCTCGCGCAGCTTCTCGATGATCTGGTCATAGGTGCTGCTATCGATCTTTCCAGAAAACAGCGCCGACTCGGCTAGCGCCTCATCCTGCATGGTCTGGGCATTCTTTCCATGATCGGTACTGGCGATGAGCGATTGCAGGCGCGCCTCCTGCGCGTCGTAGGTCTTGGTCAGTTCCTTGACCATCACCAGCTCGGCGTCGAGTTCCTTGTTGATCGCGCCGCGCGCGTCGATCTGCGCGGCCAGCGATAGCGCGATGTCCTTCTCGCCAAAGCTAATGATCTTGTAGCGGCTGTCAGCAAACGAGAGCTGCAGCTTCTCGACCTCGGTGAGCTGTTCCTGAGTCGACATTCGGTCCCGGAGCTGCTGGATCAGGCGCTGCCCGTCGCTGATCTGGGTGGTGACTTTTGGAGTACTTTTGTCACCGTCGAGGAATTTTCGGACGTCGGCCGCCGATAGCGCGCTGCGACCGACCTGAGTTTCAGCCGGCTTGACCAGCTTATCGCCCATTTTGCTGAGTGCATCGACCTGGTTACGAGTGATCAGTATCTTTTGGTCAAGATCATCCTTGTTTCCGTACAGCCAAATATTGATCAACCCCCCTCCAGAGGCGACGAGATTGGCGCGGTCCGTTTCAAGACCTGACAACTTCGCTTTCAAATCTTTAAACTGCGTCTCTGAACTTGCAAAATTCGGATCGAACGAAAATCGCTGCCTGCCAATCCCAGACAATAGCGGTGCCAGGATGCTGCCTGACTCCCGCATTTGATCCATAATCCTAAGAGTTTCGATCATCGCGGGGATTACCAGATTAACGAATGCCGTTTTCGTTCCCTGCGAGGCGGTCTGTAGATCTTCCAGCCGGTCATTCAGCTCATCAGCAGCTTTTGCTGAATCGGCGGTAACCTTTGAGAGCCTTGTCCCCCTCTCGACCATCTCGCCAATTGACTTGCCGCCTTCTGCAAGCAGCGGCGCCGTCCCGGCCCACGACTTGCCAAGCGCTGCAGCGCCAAACGCTGCGCGCTCCTGAGGGTCTTGTATTGAGACGAAGACGTCGGCCAGTTGCTTGAATGCCTCG